ATCTATTACAGCTACATTTGCTACAATATCTGTAGCACTTTTAGCATTTGCTACCTTTTGCTTACCTCCGATAGAACCTGCTACCTTCCTTTTATCTATTATAGATTCCCACTTTTTTAAGTCCCTTTTTAAGTTCTGTTTAATTGGCTCAAACAAAAGAGCCGTTAATCTCGTTTCAGCACAAGGATTAAGATCATTAATATAACGAAGATAGTGTTTAAATAGGTTTCCTGCTTCCTCATCACTTAAACCTTCAATTGTATGAATTATATCGCAATAAAGCAATACTGACTTTTTATTCTCTGCCATTATTAATTTTTTAAAATACAAAACCCATTCGAGGTTTCGCTGGGCATAGCTACTCCCCCAAATGGGTTCTTAATTTCTTTCTAATTATCGAATGCCCTCGATATTAATGTTTATACGTACAAAAGTAATATAAGGTTTCGTTATTTCCTAATATTTTTAATCTTTTCTTTATATTCTTTAATCTTCTCTTTTAATTCAGGTATCGTAATCTCTAACATCATGTGCCGACTATCCTCCAAATACTGCACCTCAGCTAATCCTATCCTGTTAATCAATTCTATTCTATATGGGATCAAATTACCTCTTAGATGAGTATTACATCGTGAGCATTGTTTGTGTACGTTAAACTCGTTAAAACGATGATATTGATAGGTAGAAGCTATGTAATGTCCTGCATGAAATTCCTCGCATTTAAATACTCCGCAGCTTACACATGGTTTATCGGCATCTCGCATCCGAATAAATGTATTAAAAACAGACTGAAATAGCTTTATATAGTCAGATCTTTTCATTAAAGACTCCTTCATATTCTTAACCTTATCGTCCACCTCTTTTTTACGCTTTGTCTTATTTAATTTATGCGCTCTTTCGATTCCACAAGTAATAGAACAAACAGACTGCAACGGACTTTCTTTTTGAAACTCTTTACTGCAATTCTTACACTTTCGCTTATTTAGCTTCATTATTCAATTTCTAATTGTTCATTCGGATAAGGCAATACGATTGAGAAAGTATCAGCACTCCATCTAATCACATTCTCTATAAAGTCCATTAGTTCGGTTTTGTTCATCTCTGATGTACCTTTTATGCGTTTTCCGAGTACTTCGCCTGTTGACTTATCAATTACATCAATCATGGCAAACTTTGCCTTACATAGTTCTTTAACCTCAATCATATTAAAATCGTTTCCGAGTTCGTTTAATGCTTCACAAAAGATTGAGAATAGCAAATGTAGGTATCTGTTTTGCTGTCCTGACCGTTTGGCTGAGAACTTATCAATGGTAATAATAACACGTTTACCCTCTAATCCCTCCAAAACCTTAGATATGGCTTTGGAGGTAGAAGATTGCAATCTGTTATTGATTACGGGTGAGATAAATTCGTACTTCATTAGAACGGGGTATCTTCAAGAGGTTTACTATTAGTCAATCCCTCAGCAGGTGTAGACTTCCAATTATCAACCTCCAGGTAGTGAGTAGCTTTACCTTCTACTTTTTCTCTTTTCTCTTTGATAACGAGGTTAATCCATCCGTTATTCATGTTTGCTTTAATAGTATCGATGTCTTTTTGACTGAATGATACTTTTGTTAAATCTCCGAATTTTGTCGGGATAACTTTGGCTGAGCCGCAGAATACTTTTTCCATTGTTTTTTAGTTTAGTTATTTGATTTGTAAATTAAGATTTGTTTTTAATACTGCACCGGTTACTTGAATACCATTTTTAATAGCATCTTTAATAGCTGTCTTATCTGCTGCTTCTGTTATTGTGACTTTTTTGTATTCTGAATCCAATAAGTTCAGGTTATCAACCTCTACACTTTCAGACTTTCTAAAGTTAATTTTTAAAGTAGGTGTTTTAAGTTCAGATATATCAAATAACTGCATAGCTTGAGATAACGATGTTTTTAACTTATCGACTGCATTAGTCCTTTGTTTCTTTAAAGCTGCTAATCGTTTAAGTTCAACATCAATAGCATCAATCTCTGATTCGATATCTTTGATAATATATCCGTATCCTTTACCTTTTGCTTCTAATTGATCCTGGTTAATCATTAAACGATCCTCTAATTCGGGGGTTAATTCCCCCTCATTATTTATGATTTCATCAGCGAGTATCATGTACTCCTGCTCGATTTGATATAATTTTAAGTTCATTATTTCAATTTAGTTTTAAGTACGTTTTTTAAATTCTCTGTTAATTTCTGATAGTTTGGCGTTAATTGAGTATAGACATCTTGCAGCTCTTTTAAGGTTTTACAAGATTCTAAATCCTTTATAATAGTAATTAACACCTCATCTACTTTCGCAGGTGTTGAAACACTTGCTTTATTACCATCATCATCTTCATCTTCTAATCCTAATAGACTTACTAATGTACCTCTGCGATAATAAGTGTTACAAGCTAATAGCTTTTGAGCATTGCCACAGTCTACATACTTCATAAATCCCTTAACTTCTGTTCCGCTATCTACACAATGCAGAATAGTTTGTAATCCTTCGATGTTTGGCTCAAAGATAATAACCACACCTAAATCGTTCAAAGGTTTTTTAACCTTATCTAATACCTCATTAAGTGTAGCGTATTTAGACTTAAAATGAGGATTGTTACCATCTTTCATTACAGAGATATTCATCTTCTGAAACTGAAGTAATTTTTTGTGAATGTTTGATTTTTCCATAGTTTTTAAAAATATAAACCCCTAATTAATAAAGCCGAACCGCCAAGAACTGCAATATCAAAAAGGGGTAGTTAGTTAGTTTAGATTTCATTTTGGCGATTCTTTGACAAATGTAATTAAAATAATTGAATTAATCAATAGTTAATTGTGTGTTTTCTTTTTTAAATCTATTGTTAGCTTCCTTTATATTTAAAATAGCTTGTTTATAATAACTATCCTTTAATTCAATTCCAATAGCTTTACGACCTAATGAAATAGGACTGTAAACCTCACTACCAACACCCATAAACGGAGTTAAAACAACTTCATTAGGATTAGAGTACAATTCAACTATACGATCAATTACATCTAATTGTAAAGGGTGTACATGTTTTTCATCATCTTCTTCTCTACTATCTCTAAATGGTAAAATATTATCATTTCTAATATCATCCCATACAGAACTTGCGTAACGCTGCCAAATTATTTGACTTAATTTATTAGTTAAATGGTTTTGACCGTCATTATTTGCATTTTTGTATTTCTCTAAAATATGTTCCCATTTACCATACTTTTTTTCCATTGCTGGTAAAAGTGGGGTTTCACCATGATAAATTTTAAAACCATTTGGATTAGTAACTTTTACTTTATTTTCACCTATCTTTTTAAAAACTAATAAATAATCAGGAATAGCAGTAAAACACATTGTACTATCTTCAGCAATATTTTTATGCATTAAACTTCTAACCATTGTTCTCATTCTAACTTCTAAAGGTTCTTTCCAAATTGTAATACGATTATGTAAATTAAAACCGTATTTTTTATGAAGTTTAATTATTTCATGTGGAAAATCATAAAGTATATGAGCAGTTGTATTTGTTAATATATCCTGACAATGTACTACATTTATACGTCCAGGTTTAGTAACCCTTGCCATTTCTTTTATTAAAAACTCATACTGATTCATGAATTCCTCTTTTGAATTACAATTACTAAAATCTTTTTCAGATGAACTATAATTATATAATCCTGCAAAAGGAGGACTATAAACTGATAAGTCAATACTATTATCTTTTAATGTAGTTATTACATCCATACAATCACCGTTATAGATTGCGTAATTTTCTGTGATCACTTGATCTTTTACTTTGTTTTCCATGTTTTTTTTGTTTTTAAAATTTAGGTTTAATTATTTCTTTTGTGAACTCTTTTTTTAATAAATCGACAACTCCATTAATATTAGATTGAATTAATCTATTAAATTCTATTGCTTTATTAGTTTTATAAAGTAATGTATCAATAACTCTTTTTTGACCATCAGATAAAACTAAATCAACAGTTACATCATTTGTTTGACCAAACCTCCAAAACCGTCTTATTGATTGATAATATTGTTCATAACTCCATGTAGGAAAATAAACAGTATGATTGCAATGCTGCCAATTTAAACCAAATGAAGTAATTTTAGGTTTTGTTATAATTCTTTTAATATTACCATTTGCAAAATTTAAAAGTATATCTTCTTTTTTTTCAATAGTCATACCACCTTTTAATTGAATAGCATCTTTATCTAATTCATTTAATAAATCGCCCTCGTCATTAAAATTACACCAATACACAGAAGTTTTATCTTTTGCTAATTCAACAGCTTTTTCACATCTTTGATTAAATGTATTTTTTTGTTCTTCTCTAACTTCTGACATTGTTTTTGCGATTCCATTAAATAACATTACTTGATTATTAATAACCCAGTTTTGTTCATTTTTAACGTAAACTTTATTTTCAATTAAATTAGGTAATTTATAACGATCATCTGAAAAACCTAAATCACTTGGTTTTTTAATAGATATACTCCATTGATTTAACCAACTAAAAAACTCATTTTTAGCGTGTGGTTTTAAATACCATTTTGTACCTATATCCTGAGGTCTAACATTATTTTCATTATTAGCAAAAAACTTAGTAAGCATGTCCATATAAGGAAAATAACCTAAAGCTTCACTACTTGTACCAAATTCAATATAATCGTTTGGAGCAGGAGTTGCAGTTGATAAAAAACGATATGGTATTTTTTTCATAAAAGATGTTACCGCCCACTTTGTTTTACCATCAAAGTTTTTTAAGATTGAACTTTCATCTAAAATAACTCCTACAAAATCCGATTCATTAAAATAATGTAAACGCTCATAATTACATATAACTATTTTTTTAGTATGCTTACCATCTTTTGAATATTCAATGTCATCAATTCCCAACTTTTCAGCTTCTAAAATAAACTGAAAAGCAACAGCTAAAGGAGTTAAAATCAATACCTTTTTATTAGTATGGTTAATAATATTTTTAGCTATTGATAACTGAATCAATGTTTTACCTAATCCAGTATCTGCAAATATTGCCATTCTACCTTTCATAATAGCTTTTTCAATTATGTATTTTTGAAAATCAAAAGCAATATCAGGAATATAATTTGCTTCAAATCCAAAGTTACCTATTGAATGTTGTTTGTTTTTAATAAAATCTTCGTAATTCATAGTTTTTGTTTTTAAATTAATTTATTAATAAAGAACTGTAATATTTTACACTAAAATAAGAGATAAAGTGTGAATCTGTTCCGGCATTATACCGGATGTGAGCATTCGGAAATGTCTTTTGTATTTCCTTTAGTTGTGCGATCATTTCTTGCATCTTCCTACAATGTCGTATTCATTTATGCAGAATGTAGTTACAGAATCACAATACTGCTGATACTTTAAAACATACTCAATCTTTACAGCTTTGATCTGTTCTATTGATTCTTTGCTTTTGTTGATGTAACTTCCTGCATAGATCATGGTAATTAAGATTACAAGTAGTAACCACTGGATGTCTTTCTTCATGCACAAAAAGTTGAACAGATGAATGCCTTATTATCAATCGTGCTATCTGTAGGATCATTCTCAATAGTTTGGAATAAATCTCTTTCTATTGACCAACTCTGACCGATGCGTTCTTTCTTATCGTTTCCTCTCAGAGTAGCTGAATGAATTGTGAAGTCCTCATATTTATTCTTTACATACTTATACGATAACTTTAAACTTTGTGCTGCTGTCTCCGGTGTCATGCCATTAAGATAACAATCGTAAACCTGTTGCTGTGAATTTGCTTCTGTTATTTTAGTCATTTGTCGTTAGTTTATCTAAGCATTCGTAACATACTTCGATTGCTTTAAGGTTTATAAATAATATGTGTAAATCCCAATGTGCCGATTCTTTCCCACATTCATAACACTTAGTGTCGTTTTCGGGTGGGGTTGCTAACTTATAGTCATCGTAACTCATATTAATTTCTCCTCTCTTAAAGTTATCATTTGACAGAAGGTGAACTCACCATCCTTTAATCTTGAATACAATGTGCTTCGACTAATCCCTAACATCAAAGAAATAGCTTTCTTACTCATTCCTTTGCGTTTTAAAGACTTTTCTAATACTTTGCCGTAGTTTATCTCTCTCATTAGTATTCAATTAATTGGGTTTCTTTTCTATACTTCATTTGGCTCTTAACATGGATGGTTACTTTATCCTTACTGAAGTAGAATAATCTTTCTTCATTGCCGAACATCTCAAATGGTTCGTATACTTTAACATCGTAATCTGTTGCTAATAGCTTTAGAATGTTATCATTTGCTACAAAGATTCTAGCTGTAATACCTTCGACATCTAATGTGTTAAGTAGTGTAACTAACTCGTTAATTTTGGTTTGTGTTTCTTGTTTTGTCATAGTTTTTAATTGTTTTGGTTAAGGTTTGATTATTTCTGTTTTTAATGTATTTCATCCAGGCAGAGTAACTTATGAATCTGTGATCAGGATGTGTGGTGGATTGTATTAGTATCATTGGTTATTTCTTTTTAACTAATTTATTAAATTGAATATAATATTGGTCAGCAGAAACACATGGAATAATAGAAAATGTCTGAAGTTTTAATTTTTCAATATGTTTTTTTGTTGTGGTTTCATCTGTAATAAATTTAACAATTCCACGAACAAAGTAAGATGTAAGGGTATATTTAAAATGTGGTTTAATAAAATCTATTATATCACAAGTTTCATTTAGTTTTTTGTTTCTGTTAGATAAACTACCGTTTCTAATCTCTCTTGAAGCAGATCCACTTGTGCCTGAAAAAATAGAAATTAGATTACTAACACCTCCAAAATTACCTTCATTAATAAAATTATTTAATTCAATAAAATATGGTTTACCCATTGCAGCATAATGAGAAATAAACTCATTTAATCTCCAATTATTAGATGTATTATTTAATACTACCATAGACTGATTTACATCTATATTGTCAATTTCATAATGAACAGGAATGTTTAACTCTAAACAAGCAAGTAGTCTATGTTGTCCATCAGATACCTCCATATTTTTATTGACAGTAATTGGTTTAGATTTAAAATATCCATGTTCTTTAATAGATTTAACCAATGTAGCAATGTGTCTTTTGTTTACTGGTCTGTTAGATTTAACAAATTTGAATTGTGATAAGTTTTTAGTTTCCATAGTTTTTTTAGTTTTTAATTTGTTTGTTTTGATTACGATTGTAAAAGTATTATTTATTTACATATCCTCGACATAAGTGTATAAAAATAATTGTAACTAACTGATAATGAACGAGAAAAAATTACAAATAATTTGGAATATATATCAAATGTATAGGTTTTCTTAATTTATTAGGTATCTTTGAATGTGAAAAGAAACGATATACTTCTGTTTATCTACAATTCTAAAGCTGTCAAGTCATCTGCAATACGCATTACCAAAGGAGATGACCTATATAATGACCTCTTATCTGAACTGTTGATTATCGTTGCTGAGATGGATATAGAATACCTGGTTAATCTTTATAATAAAAAGACATTAGAAATATACTGTTATAAGATTATGTACTACCAATATACTCAACCTCACATGGCTTTCTACAAAAAATATAGAAGCTGCGAAACAACAACAAAAGGAGAAGTATACGAAGATGATAACATTGATCAGATACATTCTGATGTAGTATTACTGATGAATAAGATAGAGAAGAAGATAGCACAGAAACGATTCCCGACAGAGTTCAGACTGCTTGAACTATACGTTGAGCATGGTACTTATCGCAAGGTGGGAGCATTGGTGGGTATATCGTTTAAGACAGTCCAGTACATGGTTAAAAATATAACAGAAAAAATAAAAACACAATATGATATTAGTTGTAACAAGTAGCAGAATAACAGGTCTGCAATACCATCGGCAGATAGTTCCTTTTGCATCATTAGGAATCAATGTAGAATTTACTTACAATGAATCTGAACTAACTGATGATTACTTAAAGAAGTTTAAATGTATATCCTTCCTGCGAGAGATCAAGTCTGATGTGACCAGGTATAAAAAGTTAGGATTAAAAGTACATTTTGACATTGATGACTATTGGGTACTACCTAAGAATCACAGTCTTTATCTTCAGTATAAGAATAATGGATATGCTGAAAGTACTATACAAGCATTAAAGGATGCTGACTTTGTTACTACTACTACTGATTACTTAGCGAGTAGAATCAGAGAATATAATCAGAATGTTTATGTATTAGCCAATGCCATCAATACGGAGGAGGAACAATGGCAACCGAATCCGATAGAGGTAACACATAACAGAATGAGATTCGGATATGTTGCAGGTGTTCATCATGTTGCTGATGTCGAGATGTTGTATCCTGAACTAATGAAGCTGTACAAAGATGAAACGATCAGAGGGAAATGGCAGCTATTGACAGCAGGTTATAACTTCAACCAGGATGCAAAAGGTGAGATAACACCGAATCCATATTATAAGTATATTGAGCAGTGCTTTACTGGAGGGTATCACCTATTAAACTTGAACTATAGAGAACTACTAATGTCTAATAGAGTATTAGAGTTTAAAGATATGGATGAGCCGTACATGAGACTGAATGGTATGCCGATCTTAGATTATGGTAAGCTATACGATTCTATTGATGTGGCATTAGTTCCATTGATCAGCACAGAATTTAACCGGAACAAATCGCAGCTTAAACTTATCGAAGCAGGATTCAAAAAGAAAGCAGTGATCGTATCTAATGTTATACCTTATCGTGATGATATTACTCTGCAC